TGCTCGTCTCCAAGCTCTTGGGGCACGCCTCGGTCGAGACCACGCAACGGTACATCGCCATGCCCGACGACCGGCTGCGCGCCGCAGTGGAAGCCACGCGCCTCGCCGCATGATGTTGCATTGATGTCATATTGATGTATGATAGATGTTATTAGGAGGTTTGATGGAGTTTGAATACGATCCAGCGAAGAGCGCGAAGAACCTCGCCAAGCACGGCATCGACTTCGAGGCGGCCCAGCGCATGTGGGACAACTCGAAGACGGTTACGCTGACCGCTCCGAATCCCGGAAACGACGATGTGCGTTACATCGTGCTCGGCATGATCGACGGCAAGCACTGGACGGCGATCACGACCAAGCGCGGCAGGCGCATCCGCATCATATCCGTGCGCCGATCACGCAAGAACGAGGAGGCATACTATGACAGCCAAGAATAAGGTTGACGCCAAGTCGATCACCAGCGACCAGCTTGAGGAGATGTTCGACGACGGCGACGACATCCTCGACTACGTGGACCTCGACAATCCCGTGGTCGAGCATCATCCCCCACTGGAGAAGCGGATCACGCTGACGATGCCCGCGTGGATGGTCAGCGAACTGGACGAGGAAGCCGCCGACTTGGCGATCAGCCGCAACGCCGTCGTCAACACATGGATCGCCGACCGGCTGCGCACCATGCGTCGCCGCAAAGTCGTCCACGCCTGACCCCATATACGACGAAAAGCCCCCGAACCATGCCGCATGCGTTTGCGGTGGGTTCGGGGGCTTCTTGGTTATTCGGTCTTGGATGCCTTGGCCTTGAGGGCGCTTGCGCCGATGATGACGCCGATGGTCAGCGCAATGGCGCTGATGGTGGTCGCGGCCGGATCGGCCCACGTCCATCCCCATACGGGGCCGAGCGCCTGCACGAGCGTGGCCATGGCGGGCAGCACGATCAGCGCCACCCACTTGAGCACGTCATACACGCGGTCGGGCAGCAGCCAATCAGGCATACCGGCCGTCGGCTTCACTTCCGTGGTGCCGGTCCGGGCTTCGATGTTCTCGTCGGTCATATCATTCTCGATTCTCTTAGACGGAACCTAGGAACCTCGCCACGGCTGGGGTTCGAGGTTCCTAGGTGGGGTTCGGGTTCCCACTAGCTTCCCGAGCTGGCGCTAGTAGCGCAGCACCTCGCCGGGGTAGATCACGTTCGGATTACCGGAACGGTAGCCGGAGAGCTGCGTGTAGCTGATGCCGAGCCGTGCCGCGATGCCGCTGAGGGTGTCACCGCTGCGGACGGTCACGGTGCGGGTCGCCGGTGGGGCGTTGCCGGCGGTGGCGGTGCTGCCGCCGCCGTTGTAGGTGACGACCTGACCGGGGTAGATCAGGTTAAGGTTGCCGCTGGGCACGCTCCACTTGGACAGCGGCCACAGGCCTGTGCGTGTGGCGATCGCGCTCATGGTGTCGCCCGCGCGGACGGTCACACGGGTCGCGTTGGAGGTGGTCTGCTGCGTCTGCGTGGTAGCGCCGGCGTTGAGGCGCTGGTTGACGATCGCCATGACCTTGTCGTAGTTAGCGCCGAGCGCGTCGCGTCGCTGCTGGCCGTTGCCGTAGTCGCCACGGATCGTGGCGGTGGCGAGGGCCTGTAGATCGACGGTCTGGGTCGGCGGCGTCTCGACCTGCGGCGGGGTCGTGGTCTGCGCCTTGCCGGCCGGGTTGGCGTAGGCCTGCCACTGGGATGCGTCGCCACGGAAGTAGTTCAGGTCGAGCGGGCCGTTATAGCCGCTGACCCAACCATTCGAGGTGTACTGGCGCATGGCCTCGCCGTAGATCGAATAGTTCCACGGTCGGCTCTGGTAGCCGGTCGGCGCGTTGCTGGCGTACTGAGCGACCCAAAGGCCGCAGTTGGCGCGCACGTCGCTGGGTATCTGATTGAGTGCGGACGACTGCACGTACACCATCGGCCACACGCCGGTGAGCGTGTGCACGCGCTGCACGAACCGGCGCACCCAATCGCCGTTGCCCCACTGGGCGTTCTGGTAGGACTCCCAGTCGAGCACGAGCACGGCCTTGCCGATGTAGTCCCTAGCCCGGCCGACGAAGAAGTCGGCCTCGCTGCTGGCGTCGTTGCCGCCGGCGTAATGGTACAGGCCGAGGCTCTTGCCCCGGTCGGTCACGCACTTGGCCTGAGTGCGCCAGCTACCGTTCTCGAAGCCGACACCCTGACTGACTTTGACGACGGCGAAGTCGTAGCTGGCGGTGCAGGTGACGTTCGCGGCCTGCCAGCCGGACACGTCGATGCCGACCATGTCGGCCATGGCGATCGCCGGCGCGGTCGCGAGCAGCATGGCGATGATTGCCGCGATGATTGCCGTGATCGGCTTGCTTTTGTTCTTGAACTTGCCCATTCGTTTTCCTTCCTGTGTTGGGTGGGCATATGAAACAGCCCCCGCCGGGATGTCCGGCGAGGGCTAAACCTTCTTGGGGGCTATCGGCGCGTCCTGTATGTCCTGGTTGACTTGGGTGCCGTGCCCGTTGCCGCCGAGGCTGTGGTAGCTGTCGTAGACGAGCTGCGCGGTCCGTTTGGCGGTGTTGTCGGCGATGCCGTCGTTGGCGACCATTTCGCGCTGCATCTGTTCGAGCTTGCACAGCAGGAGCACGCGCACGCCGGTCTGCATGGCGTCGGATTTGCGTCGGTAGCCGCGCCACCAGCCGAGCATGTATCCGCCCAGGGCGGTGATGATGCCGGTGGCGGCCCAGACGGTGAGCTGCTGGGCTATGGGGTTCACTCTCCGATCCCCTCGTCGAGGCCGGCGATGTATGCCCGTACGGCTTCGCGGCCCGCTTCGGGCACGTCGTCGATGGTCTTGCGGCCGGCGATGACGAGACGGGCGTAGACGCGGATCATGGCTTTGCTCATGCTTCACCCCCTGACAGCAGCTGGTAGATTTCGGCCAATGCCTCGTCCTGATCGAGGCTGGACGCCTCCAAGCCGGCGAGGCGCTGACTGTCCGATTTGGATGCCTGCACGCAGTCGAGCCAGATGCTGTCGGCCTGTTCGATGGCTTCCTGTTCGGTCAGGTCGCGGATCGTGTAGGCTTCGTCGGCGGTGTATTCCGTCCATGCGGTTTCGCCGTCCCCGTGCATGACGGTGGTGATGTTGCGGCGGATGCGGATGTCCGCGAGGCCGTCGCCGCGCGGGTAGTAGCTGACCTCTTCGAGGGGTTCGAGGCTGGATACGGTCTGGAGCATGGGTTTTCCTTCCTGTGTTGGGTGGATAAATACCGGGTTGCGCGGCGCATGGTGTGGTCGATGCGGTGGCGTCGCCGGTATCGGATGCTGTCGCTGTTGCGCAGGTATCCGTAGTAGGAGCAGCAGCGTCGCGCGAGCTGTTCGGTCATGGGCCGGCGTCTGGCGCGGTTGAAGGTGCGGCGGGCGCGGAGGAACACGCCGCTGCGGATGTTGACGCGGCCGTGGGGTCGGAACGTGTAGCCGACCATGTCGATGGGTTCGAGGTCGAGGCGTTTGCAGTTCCATTCCTCGTGCACGTCGAGTTTGAGCGCGTCCTTCAGGTAGCGGACGATGCGGCGGGCGGCGATCTTCAAATCTCGTTTGGAGGTGCCGATGAGCAGCAGGTCGTCCATGTACCACAGTTGGTGCGTGATGAGCCGGCGGCGGGTGATCTCGCCGGTGCGCCGGCTGGTGCGTTCGATGGTCATGGCCGGCGATTCGATCCAGTGGTAGGCGTGGCTGAGGTAGTAGTTGGCGAGCCATTGGCTCAGGTAGCTGCCGATGTTGAGGCCGTTGTCGCCTTGGTACCGGTCGATGAGGTGGAACACGAGGCGCAGCAGGATCGGGTCGCCGACGTCGCGCGTGAGCATCGCCTTCAATGTGGGGCGGTCGATGCTGGGATAGTATTTGCGCACGTCGAGCTTCACGAACCATTTGCTGGATCGTTCGCGTGTCCATCGTTTGATCGCGCGGCGGGCGTCGATGGTGCCGCGATTGGGGATGCTGGCGGTCTGCCATCGGCCCACCTTCGCGTCGAACAACGGCTGGAGGGCCATGACGGCCACATGGTCGTAGATTTGGTGGCGTACCGATTCGCGGCCGATGACGCGGTGTTTGCCGCTGATCGGTTCGACGCGGTTGAAGTACGTGATCCTGGTGTCGCGGTATCGGCCTTCGCGTATCTCGTCGGCGATCCGTTCGGCGAGCCGGTCGAGGTCGGGGTGGGTTTCGAGGAAGCGGGTCACGTCGCGGCGGGACCGTTTGCCCTTGAGGTAGTGATCGATCGCCCTGCGGACGAACATGGGCGTGGCGCAGCGGGTGTGCTTGCAATGGGTTTTCAGAGCGTTTCCTATCTGGACTATGCCGGCGTTCGACGGTGCTGGATGGGTTCGGGTCTACTGGCCGGGTGCTCGGTTTGATTTTCGGCTGGGCCGTGGCTTGCCCTCTCACTGGCTGGCGTGGAGGGTAGTTGTGGCGTAATGATCGTGTTGACAGGATTGACCGGATATGCGGCCCCCGATGTTCCACCTGCGGTTCGCGAGGTCGTTCCTGAGGTTCGCGGCGAAAGCGCCGTACTGCACCCCATCCCTGAGGTTGCCGAAGCGCTGCACCACGCACGGACGTCGGAGGCGTACCGCCACAAATCCCAAAAGGCTGCGAAACGTCATGA